TATCTTTATCTAATCTTGCAAAGTTTGCCCAAAATGCACAGGCGACCACAGACAATGACCAACCTACCCACTGAGAAGCAACACTTCCTGATGCAAGAAACATTACAGCTAAAAGTGCGATTGCAAGTGCAAACCACCGCATCTTACTATTAGGCAATTTTCTATTTGGTGCAATTAATGTTAGGGTTAATATCTTAGTCGCCATAATATATTCCTTTTAAAAATGGTGCCGGTACAAGGAATCGAACCTCAAACTGATGATTACAAGTCAACTGTTATACCGTTTAACTATACCGGCCAAATGGTGGAGTTAGAGGGAATCGAACCCACGACCTTCTGGATGCAAACCAGACGCTCTCCCAACTGAGCTATAACCCCACAATTCATTTACCTAGTTTCACCTCGGCGTTCGAACTTTCGACCTTGTGGTTTAAACCCCTTTGGCCAAGATGGTTGTCGCATAGCAAGCTTCTTAACTCGCTCACTTAGTTCATGATTTTGTTTGGCCATTTCAGCACAATCAAATTCCAACTCTTTAACCCGAAGAACGAGTTTTTTATTTTCTGCTTCAACAACGTCAAACATTTTCATTGCATTCTGTTCCTGCTCGAGTTCTTTTTCACTCAATTCAGTTACAACATTACCTAAATCCATTTTAATTAGACTCCTCTATTAGATTTAATAACTGTATTCTATACCTATTCTTGTCCAAAGTCAAGAACCTTTTGTAATTATTCATAAGTTTTTTAGTGTCTTGCCATATATAATCCTCAGATAATTTTTTGTTCCATGTTTTAGTAAACTCAACCAGTTCATCAAGAATAATAAGAGTTTCTAATGATACTCTTTTTCCAAGATATTCTTTTAATAATGTAGGGTGTTCATCACTCTCAATATTAAAAAGGGGATTGAAGTTTTTAACTAAAGGCTTAATCTCTAGAGTAAATTGATTGTAAAAATTAACTCTTTTATCTTTCCATTCTTCATAGTTTTCATCATTAAAATTGGACACATATCCTTTACCGTCTTTAATAAAATTAGAGACAAAGTAATTCTTTATGTTTTCTTCAGTCTTATATTTTCGTGAAATTTTGACAAAGAAGCCCCTATCCTTTCTCTTGTAGAAAGAATCACGTTTGATACGAGTTTTGCCATGATAGGTAACAAAGTCATAATCAGTTTTACCAAAGTGTGCTTTCATTGCACAGTACATTAAATAAGTATCAATTGCTTCCATTGTAAAATTTTCATTATATAGGGAGTTGAGCTTGTTTTGGAAGAAAATTTAAATCTCGAGCATTTGCTTCAATTTTTTCCTTTAGTCCTTTAGAAACAAGAGAACCAACTGAATCTGGTTCAATACCTTCTTTATCACAATAATATAAAACTGCATCCATATGTGTAAGATTTTTATCTTTTGCAATATTCTCTATCGCAACTGTGAATGTTTTTGATGTTGTAAACGCCATGTAAATTTCCTGTAATCATTATAAGTTGGGAGGCTAACCGTAGCCCCCCACGCATCTATTAGGTGATGACCCCTCTTGATAGTGGTGGGTATTCTGTTGCTAGGAAACCCACCGAAACCCCGAGCAATTATGCGGCTAGCGCATAATCCTCAATTGCAAAATTATCGTTTGCATTTATAGTTTTGACCAATAACGGAATCACCCTACAATTCTCCACTCATCTACCTCTGCCTGTCGAACCTATTCAGCCCCATCACAAACACACTGGTCATTATTCAATGTGCTTGTGGTGGAGCTGGGGGGATTTGCACCCCCGTCCAGATCAGCTCTCAACTCGCATCAACAAATCATATACTATTTATACCATATCAGCTACTGGTTTGTCAAGTACTTTATATAATAATTCCAGATGTCATCTTCGTATATGCAGATATAATTTCATCATTTGATGGCGTCATTAAAATAATACCACCAGAATAAAAAGTTGTGAGTTCTGGATTTTCCTCACCAGTTAAACATACTCCACGAGCAAATCCCATTTTTTGGTCTTCTGAGTGGACAATCATTTTTGGAGTTCGAAGTGTTACATGGGTGTCTGTTTGGCTTTCAAGCTTACCAACAAATTCACCAGCTGGTGTCACTATTGATACAAGTGTATTTGTTTTAATCATAATATTTCCTCATTGTTTTGTGTTCTTTCTTATTTTTCTTGGTATAAAAATATGCAGCACCTGTACCCTGACTTATCATACATACAATATTGTTTTCTAAATCTTGCACTACAGTTGATGTACCTGTTTCCTCATTAATAAAAAACATTGTTGTCGATTTAAATCGTTTATTTGGTAAAGCTATTTGTTCTATCCATGCAGCTGCAGGGAGTTCACCATACTCCTCAATTTTAGCTAAAATCACTTTCTTAGTTCCACATAGTACTGGTTTAGCCAGTGTATAAAATTCTGGCTCTTGCTCTAGGGTGTTCTGGCTTTCCTGTGCTAATGTTTGGTTACCCATTAACAGAAACATTGCCAGCATTGTTACTAGATGTTTCATTTTGGTTGCTCCATTCTGTAACGGTTTCTACTAGAGCATCAAGATATGCATACTTTTCTTTGATGAATTCTTGCACAGTTCCATCTTCAGTTACTACTAAAATAACTACTTGTGAAATTTCTATACCTGTTCGTTCTCCAAACATTTCAGCGTATGCAGAACCTTGAATATAGTAATTTTCATTATACTTATCATTTCTCTCTTTGGTTGATGTTTTAAAATCTATAATAGATGGTACACCATTGTACTCTGCAATACAATCAACCCTGCCCGCTACCTTATATTTATCACTATATAACCCTGCTTCTTGTGCGTATATATTATCTATATTAATTAATACGCTGTCTTTTAATTGTTGAAAAAGACAATATGGAAGAAAATGTTTTTTGTGTTTCTGCCAGTCCATAGGAAAATTAAACTCCATATTGTTTAGATAATCCTCACACATATGATGAACTTTAGTTCCACGATTTGCAGCAGTTCTTGCTACATGATTTGCAACATCATTACCTACCCTCTTACGCCATTCCATTAGTCCCTTCTTGTTACGGACTGATAGAACAGTTGTGATTGATGGGTACTTGTTACCCTCTGGGGTATTGTATAAACGTACACCGTTATTGTTAGTTGCCTTTATAGGTTGCAACTCCACTGGTTCATGATTAAACATTATATTACTTTCTCATTTTTCATCTTATATTACCATTATATAGAGTCTAACAGGGTTTGTCAACTTCCATAATAATTTTACTCCATATTAACAGTTGAGCTACCCCATACGGCAGTTATATTTCTCATTCTCGTTACAAGCCTATCTGCTCGATTAGTTACTTGGCGATACCAAGCGCTATCAACCATTTCGTCAGCAGCTGCATTCCAATCTCTTGCGTCCACACCTCGTTTCATACCCTTGAATTTACTCAAGCGAGTTCGCCCCATGTTAAACATCATGTTAGCAATTATTTGTTGAGCTTCTTCTGGCAAATCTCCAAAGTCTTCGTAAAGGATGTCGCAGTCTCGCAGGACGTTTTCACAATCCTGTTCGAAGGCTTCAATGACTCTATGCTCACTGACGGAAGTACCGATTTCCATGCCGTATTCTGGGTCTGACTCCAGAACCAAGTGGCCCACACCAAAAGTAAGCCAACCAAGATGGTCATTATAAACTTCATATTTTACCCCCTCATCAATTTCTAACTGTTCTCTAAGTTTTTTTATATTCATTAATCGCTCCCAAATCCAAGTCTAATTTTATTAATAAGATAATTTCGAACAAACCCTGATCGAACAATATCCCCGATAGTAAATTCTACACAATTAAACTCTTTCATTTCATCTAGTATTCTAAAGAAATCATGCAGTCCATTTTTCTCATTTTGTTTCTGTAAATCTGTCTGGTCAAAGTCACCACAGAATACAATCTTTGCGTCTTGGCCAATCCTTGTTGTAATAGTATCAAGTTCATGAAAATTCATATTTTGACACTCATCTACTATAACAATTGCGTTGTCCATTGTCAACCCCCTTAGAAAAGAAGTTGACAAGAAATGCAATGAACCTTGGCCTTTTAGTTTGTCATACAAATTATTGAACGCTTGTTCGTTAGGTTGTTCAAATATAAACTGTACCATGTTCTGATATGGAATCTGATATAGTGCAGACTTATCATCTTCATCGCCGGGCAAAAATCCAATCTCTCTTGTTGGTATAAGTGAACGAACCAATACAACTCTTTGGTATGGTGTATTTAAATCCATCACATCTTGCAATGCAAGATACAATGCACAGAAGGTTTTACCTGTACCAGCAGCTCCATAAAGAAATTGGTTTTGACCTTTCTTCCAAGAGTCAAAAACAACTTTTTGATTGTCTGTGATTGGTTTGATTGTTACTAGATTACTTGCGTTTATTTCTTTAGTTTTTTTTGTACTTG